ACAGAGAGGCATTCTTCAATGAGCCTAACGCTGGTTTCTCTGGTGCTGATGGAAACCGTCTTGCAGACTACGATCCAACTGCATCCGATGCAACTAACGACGCTGAAGGTGCTAACCCAGGTCTTCTTAACGACTCTCCTGCTGGAACTTACGAACTAACAGGTGATGCTCAAGGAATGAACACAACTGCTCTTGAAGCAATCGATGACAGTTCTGCTGCCACTGCTTTCAGAGAAATGGGTTTCTCAATCGAGAAAGTTACTGTTACTGCTAAAGCTAGAGCTTTAAAGGCAGAGTACAGTATTGAACTTGCTCAAGACTTGAAAGCAATTCATGGTCTAGATGCCGAGCAAGAGCTAAGCAACATTCTCTCTACAGAGATTCTTGCTGAAATTAACAGAGAAGTTGTTAGAACTATCTACACAAACGCTGTTAAAGGTGCTCAAAACAATACTTCTACTGCAGGTATCTTCGACTTAGACGTTGACTCAAATGGTAGATGGTCTGTTGAGAAATTCAAGGGACTTCTATTCCAGATCGAAAGAGATGCAAACGCAATCGGTCACGAGACAAGAAGAGGGAAGGGTAACATCCTTATCGCTTCTGCTGATGTTGTATCTGCTCTTGGTATGGCAGGCGTTCTTGACTATGCTCCAGGTCTTGCAGGTAACAATGGTCTTGTTCCTGATGACACATCTTCCACACTTGTTGGAACACTTAACGGACGCATCAAGGTTTACGTTGACCCATATTCAGCAAACGTAAGTGATAAGCACTACTATGTTGCTGGCTACAAAGGAACTTCTCCTTATGACGCAGGATTATTCTACTGCCCATACGTTCCATTACAGCAAGTTAGAGCAATCAACCCTAACACCTTCCAACCAAAAATTGGTTTCAAGACTCGTTACGGTATGGTATCTAACCCATTCTCTCAGGGACTTACTCAAGGTTCTGGTGCACTTACTGCTAACAGCAATAAGTACTACAGAAGAGTTCAAGTTGCAAACCTAATGTAATTCAGATATTACAATTAATTTTTAGAGGGTGCTTGACACCCTCTTTTTTTATGCTATAATATATTTGTTGGACGCAACATGGGAGTGACTGAATAAACTTACTGGCAACCGCTAGTTAAGGTGATGAGACACAGGTGGTGCTGCTGCAGCGATGCAGAACCGATCAACCAATCGGGTCTCAGGCAATAACGTATTTTACTTCTGTAGTAATGCCCGTTATTTGTTGGTATACAGGATTCCAACCTCCCTCTTTTTATATTATGGTAAGACCTTCGGGTCTTTTTTTGTGTCTAAGTATAAACTCGTAGGCATTAATATTTCTTTCAAATTGCCATAATATTAGTATGTTAAAAATAAATAGTAGCAGAATTAGGATCAAACCAATGTAACCAAACCCCTTATATCATAATCGTCAAATGGAGGAAGCTCATGCACCACAACATAGAATCTCGCAATCAGTTATCAGCTTGGAGTCATACAGTATCTGATTACATCCAAAAGGAAGAAATGTTACTGGATGAATATTACGAGTGTTTGATAGATTGTGATATCGGAAGACACGCGAGTGGTTGCAGGCGAATGTGTAAGGATATTTTAATTACCTAAACCTAAACGTATAGATAGAGGGGAAAAACACCCCTCTTTTTTATTGCTAAATACTATTATCACAATGGACTTACATTATGGATTATAATCCTTATTCTCCTGAGTGGCATCGAAAAAGGTATCTACAAGAAGCATTGTTCAAATACCTTGACGACTATGTTGCGAATGATATTATTATAAATGATATCAAAGATATTCTTCACAGTAGATCTGATGAAGCATATAAAGAGTATACAAAACTCAACCAACTCCAAGCCAAACTCAGCACTGATTAAAAAATGCTTTCAACCCAATACCGACTCCGATTGGAGTCTATCTGCAAACAGATCGTAGATGGTGAAAATGTCAAGCTAGAAGACATGATTTGGGCACAAAAACTAGCAAAAAGAAATACCACTGCTGCAACTTGGATGCGACAAGCACGACAGAAAGCAGCAAATCCCGATATGAAAAAGGGAGGTACCGATGATTTTCTGAATAAGATGGGGTTAGGAGAACCCGACCCATCTGATTATAGAGAAGGGTTCAATAGTGCTGACGATATAGGTGAATGGTTTAATCGAGATAAACCTGACGATTGGAGACAACGAGACTAATGGCAAACTGGTATCAAGACCAACTAACAAACAGGAATTTTCTATCCCCTATAGGATTTTTATTCGTATTGAATAAAGCTAAGAGGGTATCTTTCTTGTGTCAAAAAGCAATGATACCCACGTTAGAACTAGGACAAGTTGATATTCCTACAGCAGGTTTTGTTCCTTTACCTAGAGAGGGTAATATACAATACGGTGCATTAAGTCTTGAATTTATAGTTGATGAAGATCTAAGAAACTATATGGAACTTCATAACTGGATGCGTGCATTAGGAACACCACAAGACGGATTAGAAAGAACTGATTGGAATGCAAGATTTGCAAACGCACCTTCCGAAGATTCAAGATTCTCTGATGGAACTCTACAAGTATTAAATAATAACAACTTAGCAAACTTTGACGTAGTATTCAAAGACTTATTTCCTATATCACTATCTACATTATCATTTGATTCTTCATCTGATGATAATGATTTTATGATTGCAGAAGCAACATTTAGATATATGTTGTACGAAATAAGAAATGTAAATACACAAACAAGAAGATGAAGAAGTTCAATCTATTTAAGTTTGAGCATACATGGGGTGGTAATGATAACTGGTATACTAAATCTAGAAGGTGGGCAAAGAAGCAACCCTTTCCTCTAAATCATTTAGTTACAGGTTTTATAGAATGGTTGCATATTCAGTGGAATGATGGTAAAATAATTATGGCTATGGACGACGTTGATCGTCAGGTAGATAAAATCCAATCCCAGTGGGAGGAAAATGAGCAACAAACAAGACACAACATCGTGGAGACTGGAGTATTTGGAGATGAAGGCTGGTCTCTCGAAATTACAAATCCGATTGTTGAAAGAAGGTCCGAGTCAACTAGCACAGGCATGGTTACTCCAAGCGATGCACAACGACTACAAAAAGATGAAGGGGATCAAGGAACCTCCCAGTAGGGAATCTGGATATCAGATTTCAATGAAAGAATGGTTTCAACGTGAAAAGGATCAGGGTGTATGAATCTTGAATCTCTACAGGAGATGTGGAAAAAAGATAGTGTAATCGATACTGATCTATACTGTGAAGAATCTACAAAGATTCCACAACTCCATATGCGTTACATGGAATTTTTTAACACGTACTCCTTGATGAAAAAGGAACGTGAAATAGAAATGCGAAGACTTATTAGAGAAAAATGGTTATATTATAAAGGTAAAGCACCATCAAAGGTATATAAAGAAATGCCTTTTGATTTTAAACTTACTACAAAAGAAGAAGTTAATATGTTTATAGAGTCTGATGAGGACATCTG